ACGGCCAGGTCATCGGCCTCACCGACATCCTCCGCGCCACCGACCTGTTCAACTCCATGCAGCAGGCCACCAAGACCTCCGGTCTGGATATGGCCCTCTGGGTTGACTCGGTGATCCGCAACACCCTGATCGGCTCCAACCTCTTGTTGGCCTCGGGAACTTCGGTTCTTGGTACTGCTGCCGAAGGTAGTGGCACGTTCGACAACTCCGACGCTTGCGGTACCGCCGCTGGCTCGGGTGGTACTTGCGTGTACGGTAACCCCGCCACGCTGACCACTCAGAGCTTCGTGGGCCTCAACGCCGACACAGCCGCTGCCAACACCACGATGACCGCCTCGGCTGTCCTCGATTCCATGACCCGCCTGAAGCGCAACCGCGCCCCGCTGATCAACGGCGGCTACGTCCTCGCCACCGACCCCCGTGTGGCCCGCGACCTCATGCGCGACGCCGACTGGTTGAACGCGTCGAACTACGGCAACAAGGGCCAGCCGTTCTACAAGGGCGAGGTCGGCTCCATCTACGGTTGCCGCGTGGTCACCCAGACCAACTCGTTCGTCAGCACCGGTTCGGCCACCGAGAACGACAAGTTCGTTAACCAGACCAGCTCCAATGGCGGCGGCGTTACTGCCACCAAGGACATCATCGCCTCGTTCTTCTTCGGTAACGAGTCGTTCGGTATCCCTGCTCTGACCGGTGATGATCCGTTGTCCCCGCGCATCGTGATCACCGACACCCCCGACAAGTCGGATCCGTTGAACCAGCTCGTCACCGTTGGTGTGAAGCTGTACTTCGCCGCTCTGCGTCTGGCCGCTGGTAACACCGGTTCCACCGGTAATCCGGTGTGGTACCTCGTCCATCGGACCAAGACCTCGACCACGCTGTAATATGCGACCCAGGAAGACGGCCACCATCATGGTGATTGCCGTTAGCCCGAGGGGGCATCATCGTAAAGGTGGTGCCCCCTCTTCTCATTCCGCTTGCGGATGCGATGAGGCTGACAACAATGCACCCATGATTTCTATTCCGCTCGAAGCCCTTTCCACTGACATGGAGGATGGCCAACAGGCCATGCCCGAGGTCGGTGATGAAGTGGTTTTGGACGATGTTCGCGGTGTCCTCAAGAAGCTCGAAAACGGCGAAGCCTATATCGAGATCCGCAGCGTCAACGGCATGCCCGCTGAGTACGAGAACAAGAGCGAGAAGGCCATGGCCTCCAAGGAGCCGATGGACGAGAAGGGTATGCGGGAGATGGTTGAGGAGTACGACAGCGAAATGGGTTCCTGATATGCCGATCTACACCTTCGAGAACAATGGCAAGTCCATCGAGCATATCGCTCCGATGGGTACCGACTCTGTTGTCCTTGATGGGAAGCGGTGGATGCGACAACCGGTGGCCCGCTTCGGGGTCACCGGCTTTGCTCGCGAGACCGAACTCAAGGACCAAGTGAAGAAGGGATTCAGCCGCATGGAAGAGCGCCAAGGATCCCGCTTCGAGAGCACTTTCACCAAGAATCAAATCCGGAAGATCTGGGATATATGAGCGACGTAGCAAATCAGGCCATCGAGTATTCGATGGGACAGGGCGGCTTTCAACTGGTGACAGCCACCACGCTGACCACTGGCCCGTTTGTGGCCATCACCACCATCGCCCCTACCACCTTTAGCTCGATCACCGGTGGCAACATCAGCGGATCCTGGTCCACGGCGACCATCCCTGCTGGTATTACCCTGCCGGGACCGATCACGAGCTTCCAGATTTCCAGCGGTCAGGTGATCGCATTCAATGGCGTGATTCAATCGTGACACTCGCTCTCGGCACACGACTGGTATCGAACGGCGGGGGTAATGTTACCCCTGGCGATCTGCCTATCCTGCGCCGGGATCTGCTTCAGGAGGACGACTTCTTCGTTCTGCTGGAGGATGGTGACAAGATCGTCATCACGTTTGGGACTTTCGATTCCGTCTTGTTGGAGGACGCGTCGTTCCTGCTGCAAGAGGACAGTGGCAAACTCATCATTCAAGCTAACTAACAGTTTATGGCAGATACAAAGATCACAGCACTGACGGCGATCACGACCGTCGATCCCGCGGTGGATGTCCTTCCCATTGTCGATGTCAGTGACACGACGATGGCTGCATCGGGCACCACGAAGAAGATCACCTCCAACCAGATCCTCGGAGCCGGCGGCACCGCCACCCTCGCCTCCGCCACCATCACCGGCAATCTGACACTGAGTGCTGGCACCGCTAATGGCGTTGGCTACCTTAATGCTTCAAAGGTGTTGACCGCTGGCAATCGCCTTACGTTTGCAACCTCTGGGTTTTTTGGAACGAAGTTTGACGTTGTTTCTCTTGGTTCAGGAACGAATTACAAGGGTGGAATACTTCTGAACGAGGACAACGATGGGTTCACCCTGTACGGAGGAAGTGATTACAAGATCATTCAGACCGAAGGTTACTCAACCCCGAGCGTCACTAAGTTCTACGCTTCAAATGCAGAGCAGTATCGAATCGCTCCTTCTGGTGTCTTTACTTGGTACGACGGCGCTGGCGGCACTCGAATGACCCTGAACTCCACGGGGCTGGGCATCGGAGTTGCGCCAAATCGCATTCTTGATGTTCGATTGGATCAATCCGCATTAACGTTGGCTCGCGTCCAAAATCAATCGACCAATTCAGCCGCTTATGCTGGATACCAGATTTCAGCGAGCGGAAATAACTGGGGCATTTGGGTTGGTTCTTCTGCGGCTAATAGCAACGCCCTTGCGTTTGTTGTCGATCCGAGTGGTACGCCGTCTGTCAAGATGACTCTTGATACGAGCGGCAACGTCGGCGTGGGGGTTACTACGCCGAGTTATCGGTTGCAATCCGCTGTTGCTTCAGGTGCTGATGGAAATATTTTTGCGGCTCAAGTTACTGGAGCCTCAAACGGTTTTCAAATACTCTGGAATCACGCAACCACCACAACCCGTGTGATTATTGCAAACATTCCGACATCATCTGCTGGTCTTGCCGCTGGCACATTGTGGAATGACGCTGGAACCATCAAAATCGCCTAATCCATACCATGATTACCCTCTCTTGGATCATCGAACGCCTTCTCGTTAAGCCGACCGAAGGCACTCTCACCGATGTCGTTATCACCGCCGACTGGAGGTGCAACGGCTCGCAGGATCAGTACAGCGGCACCTGCTACGGCAGCGCGTCGTTTGCTGCGCCGACCGGTTCGTTCACGCCATATCCTGACCTGACGCAGGATCAGGTGCTTGGTTGGTGCTTCGCCAATGGAGTCGATCAGAGCGCGATTGAGGCGAACGTCTCCGCGCAGATCGAGAACCAAATCAACCCGCCGGTCATCGCTCCGCCGCTGCCGTGGGCTCCTCCGGTGATGATCGTCCCTCCGATGCTGCCGCAGGTGACGCCGGAAATCGTTGCGGACGCGCCCGTGGTCGCTGATGCTCCTGCCGCATGATTAAGATCGAACTCACACTGCAACAGTTGCAACAGCTTACCCAGCTTCTCGTGATCGGGATGAAGGCTGGAGACGTTATGAATATGAAGGTTGGACTTCCTTTGTACGAAAGCATTGAAGCCCAAGTGAACGCACAGCAGCAGCACAAGCCTGAGTAACCCATGGACGCGAGCAATCATGGCGGTGGATTCGGAGGTATCGTTGGGTTGCTGGGAACAGCGACCGTGGCAATGGTCGCATCCTACATCCCTGAACTCACCGAGTGGACTAGGTTCCTAACCGCCCTCGCCGCCCTAATCGCCGCCATCACGGCCCTCTACAAAGCCATCAAAAAGAAATGAACCCCAACGTCGCCTCACTCATCCGCCACGGTCTCAGCGCCGTCGGCGGCTTCCTCGTCGCAAAGGGCATGGTCTCCTTCGATCAAGTCAATGAGATCGCCGGTGCGGTCATCACTTTGGCCGGCATCGGATGGTCCGTTTTCAAGAACAAGAAGGCCGAGAAGAAGGCCGAGTAACATCCCGCCAGAACGGCAATGCATCGCCAGCGGGATTCACACCTCGCTGGCTTTTCCATTATGGACCCAATCCTCAGCATAGCCCAAGGAGTGGCCAACGCCACGCTCAACAAGATCATAGATCAGAAAGACCAAACCCTTGAAGATGGACAGAAAGACAATCGCCTACGCGACGATCTCCTTGCTCGCGCTGATGCCGCTGGGCTGCGCCCCAACAAGAGTGGTGATGGTCCCGCCAGGACAACCCGTCAGACTGGCTGAAAACGTCAAAGCCCATGTGTGGGCCAAAGATGCCAGCGGTAACACCGTCAAAAGCCGAAACCGCGTGACAATCCACGAGGGTTGGTACGCACTACCTCCAAGAGAATAGTATGGGAACACCACTCACAGGCAGTACCGTCGCCAGCACCTACACTGGCCTGCTGAAGACAGCCGATAACGCCACGCTGACAGGTGTTCTCAGAACACTCAGCGACGGCAGCGGAAACGATTCCGCACTCCAAGTCTCCACCACCGCGCTCAACTCCACCGGAGACTTCAGCGTCGCAACCAGCCGCTTCACGGTCGCTTCCGCCAGCGGCAACACCGCTGTGGCCGGCACCCTCAACGTCACCGGCGTCACCTCTCTCAGCTCCCTTATTACCAGCGGCAATGCCACCATCGGCGGAACGCTCGGAATCACCGGTGGCCTCACGATTCCCGGCACCCTGTCAGTCACCGGCACCTCCACGCTCACCGGCGCGGTTGGCATGGGCAGCACCCTCAACGTCACCGGAGCCTCCACATTGGCCAGCCTTGGTGTCACCGGCGCTGCTACGGTCGGAACCACTCTGGGCGTTACCGGACTCTCCACACTCGCGAGCCTCGCAGTCACCGGTGCCTCTACGCTCGATAGCCTCGGTGTTACCAATGCGGCCACGATTGGTACCACGCTCGGGGTAACCGGTTTGTCCACCCTAGCAAGTCTTGCGGTGACGGGGGCTGCAACGGTGGGAACCACGCTCGGTGTCACCGGAAATACCACGCTCACCGGAGACCTCGCGGCCAATGGCAACACCACACTGGGCAATGCCGGCACGGACACGCTGACGCTCAACTCGGACAACATCACCGCTCCGAACATTTCGACGGTCACCGTTGATCTGGCCAACGACAAGGTGCTCATCTCTGATGCTAGCGACTCCAGTAAGGTAAAAGTGGTGACAGCCAATTCACTTGGCATCAACGCATCCAACGCTCCTCAGTGCGTTCAGCAGGTTGCCGATGATCGATACAACTACACTGGATCACTCACTGGTCCTGGAACCGAGATCGCCTCTGTAACAAGGTCAATCACTCCTCGGTCCACTTCGTCCAAGATTCTGGTCAGCATCGTCCTGAATTACTCAACACTGGTTAACGCCTCTCAATTCGTATTGTTCCGTGTAACCAGAAACGGAACCGAGATCGGCACTTCGATTGGCACAGGCCAGAAAGGTATTGCTTCAGGAAGCTACGAAGACGGTGAGGTCAATGCGATCAACAACACGAAGATCGAGTTCCTCGATTCCCCGTCATCGTCCACTTCAACAACGTACAAGGTTCACATCTTCTCTCCGTTGTCGGTCACGAACCTGTACCTCAACTACGCGATAAACGGTGGATCCAGCTTCACAACAATCTCCGCCATGACGCTCCAAGAGTTCTTCGCATGAAACCCTCCGAAGTAGCCCAAGCGGCCTGCGACAAGCTCTCGTTCACGGACTCGGCCACCCTCACGTTGGCTAAGAAGTTCTGCATCCGTCGCTACTCGATGATCTGGGACTCGTGCCTCTGGAACGATACCCTCGGAGTCGTCTCAACACCCGTCACAGACGGCCAAGAACTCGTCACCATCTCCGAGTACGTCACCGCCACGTACACTTCCGGGACCGGTTACAACATGTTCCTCGACTTCCCGGTCGCATCCCGTTTCACGGTCTCCGGTGATACCGATGGTATCGAAGTACCAGCCGCCGAATGGGTCTCGTTCTTCCAGCTCGATCCCAACACTTGGAACAACGTCGATAGCCGCAAGTCCACACCCGGCAACTTTGTCAACTGGGCTCGCGTCCTCGGTGTCTCCTACGGTGAAGCCGGTGTCCCGCGCATCAAGCTCATACCCACACCCAATACCAACGGCACCCTCTTCATCCTGGGCAAGAAACAGTCCCAGATGCGCCAGTTCGGCGAAGCCCAGACCATCTCGAACGATACCAACTTCGAGTTGCGCGGCGTCGAGAACGCACTGATGGCCTACACAGAAGGCGATC